CGTTACCAACAATGCTGCGTCTTATTCCTAATGTAGCTTGTCAGCATATTCCGTTCTGCTGCCAAATTTGTGCTTTGCCTTTCTGCTTTCCTTATAATTTTAATTCCTCGTTTAGTTTCGTAAAGCAATCCCCAATTTTCAGGCAATTCACTTTCACTAATCATGTTTTCAGGACATAAGTAAAAACGTAATTCACCTACTCCATCAGCACAAATTTGTCTAAATGGCTTTTTGAAATCTTGTAGAAAATCTGACCGTTGAACTTTTACTTCTATCATAATTGAACACCAACTGCACCAACCAATAATATCGGGTATTTCTGGTTCTACTTGTGTAAAAAGTTCAACTGCCACAATGTTGCAATTAGGCACTAATACGTTTTGCGAATGTTTAGTAAGCCATTTACCGCCTCTCTGGCATAGTTCTCTGTGGGTGTCTGTGTCGGGTTTTTTCCGCACAGTTGCTAACCCCGTATATACGTCAGTTGCGGTTTGGTTCTTTCTTGTTCCTTTTACTCCCATATCTAAGTTATTACTAATTTGAATCGGTGGAGCTTTGCATCGCAGCCGACCGCATATACTTTTTCGTTATTCGTCCCTTCGTCTTCTGAAGCTTTTGAAATCCTTGTATTTTCGGCATCCAAAAAACTCGATGTATTCAGTTTCGAGCGATTCGTAAGCATCTTCGTGGCGGGCATAGTCTCCGGTTTTCCATTTTTCCCAAAAAAGTGAGCAAAAACCAGCTTTATCTAGCATTTGAATGTATCGTTCTGACATCATAATGAAGGCATTGAACGTGGAACCCACTTGTTAATATCTTGTTTTTTGCCCGCTGTTTTGGTCATATACTCACCGATTGCCATTGCCAGAGCAACAACTCCGTCAATTTTATTCTGTGATTTTGACTTATCGAGCTTAATGTTATTATTTGGGTCGGTGTAAATGGTTACATTTCGGAACATCCAGCGCAAAACGGGGTTATTCATCAGGTCGATTTCGGCACCCGTAACCATGCGTTCAAGTTCTTTGGTTGGTTCGGACATTGAACGGATAGATTGCGAATACTCGTCGATAATTCTTTCCATACCTCCTTTGATTAGACCCTGAACAATGCCGCCATGAGCTTTGTAAGGGTCGTAAGCCAACCCCAAACACTTGTATTTTTTGGTTACTTCGAGAATTCCGTTAGTGATCCATTCGGTATCGATCAAATCACCGGGCGTTGAGAACATGAATTTTTGCTCGCGCCAGAGACGGTAATCGACACGGTCGGCGTTTTCCTGAATTTTGGCTTCAGGAACCCAAAAGAAAAGTTTAGCCACCGGATGGCCATTGACGTTCGGGAAAAAATGAGCCAAGGCATTAACATCTACATGGCTTGCGAGGTCGAGACCTGAATAACATTCTTTACCGTAAAGCATTTCTTCAGTCGTATCGTACGAGCAGGCAGCAACTTTTTCATCTGGAATCCAAACCGTAGGAGCATCAACCCAAATATTCAGGAGTTTTGTAAGGAAATTGGTTAGTTTGGTCCCCCTGTGATTTCGGGCGATTTCGTATTCTTCAAAAATATATTCGCGATTGGTTGAAATGCCGATGTTTGGGTTTGCCTTTTGCCAAAGGCGCTGATCATTGTAATCGTCGCCAGGATCTAGCGTGAATATCATGACGAAAGTATTGTCTTGTTGTTTGACACCTTCTAAAATTTCGACGTTTACTTTGCGCTCGTCAAAACATGGGTACGATTTGTTGAATCCGGCGGTGGTTATGGTGAAAATCATTGGCTGGCGGCGGGCGCCGGTGGCCGATGTGAGCACGTTGTAAAGCTCGTCGGTTTTCCAAGCGTGTTTTTCGTCGCAAACAGCGAAGTGAACGTTCAACCCGTCCTGAACTTTTGAGTCGCCAGAAAGCGGTTCCATTTTTGAAAGCGTGGAGTCCATGACCAGTGTGTTTGAACTTCGGAAAACAGTAATGTATTTTGAAAGGCCTGAAGTGCCAACCATGTTTTTTGCTTCGTCCCAGCAAATCTTTGCCTGTTTTTCTTTGGTGGCCGCAAAATAGATTTCGGCTCCCCGCTCGCCGTCGAAAACCATCATGAGCAAAGCGATTGCAGCGGCAAAAGTTGTTTTTCCGTTTTTTCTGGCAACTTCAACATAGGCATATCTAAACCGGCGTGATCCGTCGGCGCGTTTCCACCCGAAAAGTGAATAAACGATGAACGCTTGCCATGGGGAAAGATCGAAAGGCTTGTTAAAAAACACTCCTTTGCTGTGTTTTAGCAGTGAAAAAAAGGCAAATGCTTTACGTGCTGCCTTATCGTCGAAGAAAATTTTGCGTTCGTGAGCATTTTCTATGTCGGAAAGATGCCGTTTGACGGCTAAAATCTCCAATTTTCCGGCAATTTTTTCGCCTGAAAGCACATCTGAAATGTATTTTTCGACTGTTTTGATGTAGTTTTTCGGGTTCATTTATCCTCCAAATTGCTTCATAAGTTCTTGCAAAGGGTCTTTTTCCTCTGGTTTTGCGTGTAATTTCATGCGGGAAACAGGCGAAAAACCAAATTCGGAACCGATTTTTGAACAGATTTGCACCATATCTTGATAAAGTTTTAGATAAGGATTCTGGATAAACCGAAGGATACGCCCATTTTCATCGTGTACTTCTGAAAATTTACCTGATGCTGTGATATTATCAATGCAATCGAAAAGGGTGTCGAGCGAATGGGCATAAATTGCAAGCTGTTCAAAATCTATTTCAGTTAAAATCTGAAGCGCAATAAGCTGGTTTGCCTTTTCTTTAAAAATCTGCTTTGCACGCTTTGTTTTGAGAACCTTCAATTTTGAAACATTAATAACCTGTGAAATGTCACCGACTTTTGGAACATCAATAGTTTCCTTTACTCGGCAAGGCTGATCGGTTCCGCGTAGTTTCTTGATTTCGTTTGGTAATGATTTGCGGCCAGCATTCATACGATTTCGCCTCCAATATTTTTAATAAAGTCGCGGTAAAACTCGAAATTTGACTGAGTTTTGTCTATCGTTATATTTTCGAAGCGTGGATTTCTGCTGAAATTCATGGAGCCAACAAAGTTTACCATTTCGCCTGAACTCAATTGAAAGCAAATGAATTTTGAATGGTTGGCTAAAAACTTGATTTTTACTTTTCCGCGCAAAATCTTGTAAGCATCTGATTGAAATATCCATTTGTACGAATGTGTTTTGTCAAGTATTATCCAGCATTCTTTTATTATTTCGTTTGAAGCGATTTTCACAAGCGCGTCAATTCCGGCAGGAGTGATGGCCCACGTTGCGACAAACAATCTTTCGATCTGATTGACAAATGACAGAACTATATTAGGCGAATCAAATTCTTTGCTGATTAAATTCAGAATCTCATCAGGTTGAAGTTCTGAAACAAGCTGCTTTATTACTTCGCAATCGTTTTCAATTTTGTTTTTGAACTTGAAATTATGCTTTGTAATTTTCTTCAGCATCTTATTTTCAGTCTTTTCTTTCTGACTAATATTTTGATTTTTAATTGAAACTCCACTAAAGTCTAAATTCAACTGATTTCTAAAATGGCTCATATTTGGTAATTTTGCATGCGTCTGTAACCTGATAGGGTAGTGGTCTTACGCATATTTGACTCAGAGATTTTTACCCCCTATCCCTCAAAGCGTTGCATGATTGATATTACTAACTTTTAATAATCACATTATTCAATAGAATAGGTTCGTATAATTCTCTATTAATTGAACCTTATAGACATATTAAAGCGAAACAGCTTGTTTTTGTACGGTTTTCGTTTGTTTCTGATAAGATAAGGCTATTGCGCTTATAGCAGGGTTATTGCTCATCGTTTCGGCTTCAGCGGCTTTAAAATAGATTTCAGTAGTTGAGCCGCTTCGGTGCCCTAACATTTGCTGAACTTCGTACGGCAATGCTTTAGCTTTGATAGCTGTAATTGCGGCGGTGTGTCTGAATGAATGACAGGTCATATCTTTGCGTTCAATACCTATCCGGCGCATGGATTCTTTTGCGAGCCTTGATATGTAATCCTCATTGATTCGCTGATTGATATTGAACCGTGAATGGTTGATGAATACCGGAGAACTATCAGCAAACGGAGCGCGAAGTGACAAGTATTCGCGAATTGGATCAACTATTGCTTTATCAAGCGTAATGGTTTGGTCTTTCGATAATCTTCCTTTTCGCTGGATATGTAACTGATACACATCATTACTGATTATCAAATCCTCTACATTCATTCTTACAACTTCACAACGTCGCATCCCGGTGCGAAGCATCAGGTTAACGATTGCATAGTTCCTAAAATCGCTGATAGTTCGCAATGGCATGGCGGCCAGCATATCAATAACCTGATCTTGTTTCAGGTAGCCTTTTGTATGTTGATCTGATCGCTTTGGAAACTTAACAGTTGACGCAATATTTTCGTAAATTCCCTGATCTTCCAGCCACTTATAAAACAGTTTCAAAACAGTTACATACGATGCAATGGTGTATGTTGACTTTGTTTTATTCAGGTAATCTTTAAAGGCAATGGCATCGGCACGGCGCGGGTTACGAACATCGATTTTTTGCAAATTCAACCACCTGAACCATTGATTTAGGTTTGTTTGATATTGTTTTCTTGTTTGTTCGCGAACATCTTTTTCTGATACAAATTCAGTAATCAGTTGATTAATTGTCTTTTCGGTTTTCATTCCTGAATTGTTGAATCAATTTCTTATCTTCATTTCCCTTCTCAATGTTGCACCGTTTACATAATGCCTGCCAGTTTTTACGGTCCCAGAAGTCGCCGTGAACTTCAGAAGGAACAATGTGATCGGTTACTTCGCTGGCGCGGATGATACCTTTCGATTCGCACCTTTGGCAAAGCGGATGCAAGCGGCGAAAATCCCGGCTTTCGCGCGTCCATCGCGCTGTATGGTATTCGTCGGCACTTCGCGGCCTTTCTTCCATTTTTGTGGTGCGGTTATGTTGCGGAATCCACGGCCTAATTAATCGTTGCTTTTGCATTACTTTGTTGCTTTTCGATGTTTCATTGCCTCCAGTTTCAGTAGCAGCCCGTCAAGCGGGGTAGAGTACAAAGCCATTTTTCGCAACTCAATTCCGGTAATACGTCCTGATTTATCAATTCTGTTGTAGCTTTTCAAAAAATGGTTATCAACAATATCAAGCTTTCCACCTTCAAGCGGTACAACGTGATATTGTTTTTTTGTAATCAGATGCAAACGTTTCGCTTCAGTAATCATACGTTTCAGGTATCGGCGTTCTTTCCA